AAGCGACTGCAACCTCGACCTGCAACTGAGTCAGGCGGTCGTTCCTGCGAGTCGTGAATTGGTAAGTATTGGCGTTGACAATGGCTTCAACGAGTTGCCCATCCAGTTCAAGCCATACCTGCCCGGAACGGACCATCTCAATCAGCCAAGCAGACTCGGCATCCGTGAGCCAGTCCGAGTTGAGTGCGTAAACGTAGTCGAACTCCCCTGCCCAAACTTTGTCGTAGGTGGTGGTCGCATAAACGTCCGAGTTGTAGCCGAAGGTCTGCCGGGTAATGTTGGCCCTCTTGCGGTTCTTCAATGTGAAGACATACGCATCAAGCCCGCCCCACTTGTTTTGGAAGTGAACCGGGATGGAGTTGAAACGCTCGCATAGCCCCTTCGTATAGGTGTACTCCTGACCAAAATCGTCGTAGTTGTCCTCGTATAGTTCGTTGAATCGTTCCTCCAAGCAGAATGAACTTTCGGCTGGGTCGGCTCCATCCGCATCGCAGCGTTGGTTAAAGTCGTTCCAAGCGGAGTCCCCAAAGGCAATGGTGTAATATTCGCCTTCATTGGACGGGAATAGGTACTCACCGCTGAACCCGTCGCTGGCTTGACCCGAAGTCAATGCCCGGACGTTGCTTGGCCCTGCACCAAAGCGGACGACTTGCTGCACCGCTGGTTGGCCGTTGTTGACCGTGTACTCTCGGACCAACGTACCCCCGGTCGTGTAGTAGCGAATGAGGGCTTTATCAAAGTTGGCCGTTGTGGTTCCCTTTCCTTGAGCGAGCCACCTCGCTTCGGTATTGGAGTGCCACACGAATCGGGTCGGGGTGGTCAAAGCCAAACTACCCAAAAGCGTCCCCGAAGGAAATCGAGTCGCAGAATTGTAGGACTGGAACTCCAACTGCTCCAAGTTCCCCGCAAATCCAAGACGGCCCGACACGGTTGTAACCGTTCCCGTCTGCACGACAGGGGTGTTGCCGTATTCGTCAAAGAAATCTAAGCGGTATCCCGAATAATAACCCGAATGATTGCTGAATGCGGTCTGCGTCAGCGATGGCTTGGTCGGTGCAATCAGCGTTTCCACAACCTTGGCCACATCAAAGAACCCGAAGTTGGTGGTGGGCAGTTTGTCGCACTTTAACCGGGCGTATGTACTCCCTGCATTGTCTTTGACATCGCAAACGAATCGGTAATTAGGCTGGGCTATCTCGTTGCTGCTGACCTTGAAAAGCATCTTGTTGTAAACAGGTGTAGCCACTTGGGGCGACCCGGAAAGGACTGTTACTGCCATTTTATAGTTTGGTTGCTACGCTTATGGATTTGCCAAGGGTTTCAGCGATGGTGTTCACCAAAACGTCTATCATTTCGGGGGATAGGGCGTTAGACATGAAGTTCGTGGCCCGTGTTCCTCGCTGGAATACCCAATAGGCAACCGACCTACCATCCACCAACCCCTGCTCCTGCTTCGTCCGCATCCGCTTGAGTTCACGGGAATAGGTTGGGACAACGGGTTTTTCCTTGTTGGCTATCCAATCGGCCATGGCTTGGGCAGGTGGGAACTTGTCCCGATATTGGAATGGCGACCTCGGAGCCTTTACGCTTGAGGACTTGCCTCGCACCCCTTGGTCCACGTACTTCCAATAGGGGTTAGCCATGATAGCCACCACGATTTGCTTTGCGGATAGTTCGATGTCTTCAGGGGCGATGGATGCCGATAGCGTTCCCCCTGCGTTGGCGTTGGCTGCTTCGAGGTTCTTCTTCGCAAGTTCGATGACCCGTTCAATCCATTTGACCAGCACGTCGTGGGTTGGCGACTTGCCCCCACCTTTGGGGCCGACGACTGAACCAATCCCCTCCAAAGCGGTTTCGTCGATGCCCTTCATCGAACCGCTGCCGAACTTGCCTACGGGCTTGCCATTGGCGAGGATGGTTGTTTCCATACGGGTAAATGTCCCCCGTGCTGGAATGTGTCTATCTGCGCCTTGCTCGTTCCGCTTCCATCCGTTCGGCTTCCAAAATGTCGTGAATCAGGAGGGCGTAGTTCAGGAACTCTACCGCCTTCATTGCGAAGATGGCATCGAACTTGAGAACGTCCTTGTTTGCCATCCGCCACACCACCATCAGCCATCCGTACCCTGCGAGAGGGCTTACGTCAACTCCCCTGCCTTCGTCATCAGGTGCTTGGAATAGTCGCTCAAAACTTTCAAGTAGGATTCGGAACTTAGCAAAAAAAAACTGACAACGCCCCAAACGTCGCCCACCTTGGCGTGCTTCTTCATTAGTTCGGCTCGCTCCGCATGGGCAGCCCCGTCGTACTTTTTCGGAAAGAATCCGAATAGACCGCCTTCCCTGCACAAGGTCGCCATGATTCGGTGAAGGTTCTGCAGGAGTTGTTTCTCGTCCGTGGTGTTTGCGTCCATTAACTCAATCAACTGCCCAGCGGTCAACTCATCCGTGAACACCGTCGGAATCCACCACTTGCCCCCGGCTTTGAACTTTCGCTTGTAACCCAAGGCAGGCAATGCGTTCCACTCGCTGATAATGGCCTTGTAACGCTTTAGGACGCTCTTGGCGGGCATTTCTCGAACGATTGATATATCCACCCCCTCAACGATTGCAACGACTCCTGCGCGCTTGTCGTAGTCCCCAAGGACGCTGCTGAACTCAATGGCTCCGATGCGTTGGAACTGGTCGATGGTCAGATCTTGGAGTTTCATAGCCATAACTTGGGTCTTGAGTTGCAACGGATTTCGGGAACGACGACCATAGGCAGGCTATTCAAAAGCGCAAGGTTGGTCAGGATGCTTTGGTCGTGCCTGTGGTCAATGAATGATAAGTGGTTCGGATACTCGCTTGGGTCGTCATTCACGGCCTTGTCAACGTGGAGCCACTTGGACCATTCGTACATCAGGTCAATCGTAAAGTCGGTCTTGCGTAAGCCAAGGAACCCTGCCTCTACCTGCATCGGTTTCTCGTTAAAGAACTGAAGGCAGTCCATCAAGGCGTAGCAGTCGCCCTTAGTGTATGAAATATGGTTGTGAAAGTTTTGATGCAACAGGATGGGGTTGTCTTGCAAGTATTGCTTAGCAAACTCAAAGCAGCCATCCCCGTGCAAGTCTTGGGCATCCAAGTAAAGCAGGGCTTCGTCCTCCTGCAAGTCAAAAAGAGCGTCAAGGATGATTTGAGGCTTCCACCTCCACCAGTTGTTGCCCCTGCCCGGACGTTTCTCGTCCTCGGTCGTTGTAATTGGGAAAGGGTACTGATTAGCCTGCCCCCTCGCTGCTGGAAGGTATTCACTCGTTGCGTAATTAACCCCGACTAAGTACATCTCAGAACCCGTGAGAGTTTGCGAAGGCGTGCTTGAATGCAGCCACGTTGTAGGGAATATCAGCGAATCGCTGCGAGTATGCTCGTTCTAAAATGTGGCCGACGTGGGGAATAGCGACCAACTTCTGCTGAATGCAGGCCAAGGTCAGGTCAAGGTAGGAATCGTCCCAAGTCAGCGTGTAATTGGAAGTTATAGGCACAACGGGTTGATAGAACTCCTTTGCACCCCTTCCAGTCAGTTGCTTGATGTGTGGCTCGTAGTTATCACCGCACGACCAGTAAGGCACAACGTCCACAGGGACTCGGAAATAGGCGCAGTAAGCCCGTTGGTCAAAGTCGCCTGTCTTGGTGAGGTCGTACTCAAAGAGGTTGACAACATCGCCCTTCTTGATGTAACCGTTCTTGGCTAAAGCGTACCATCCAGTCCAAGCGACGAGGTTGCGATGGCTCTCGATGTTGTCTGCTTCGTCCCTTGCAACGATATGGTCAAGGCCAGCCATGCCGTCGAAGTCCTTGAACCCAAGCATGACCCAAGTGTAGGGAAAGAAGTCCCTGAACCTTCCCTCGGCTTCGCATTGCTTCACGATGTCCGTATCGTGGCAGAAGATGTAAGTTTTTGCCTTCATTTCTTGTAGAGGGTTAAAAGCATCCTGCCTCTTTGGTCCGTTGACCCCTTGGATTCGTGTGGCTGCAGTTGGCTCGTAAGGTTGACCATCGTCAGCAGTTCGGCATCGTGGATGACCATCGTCCCACCGGGGTTGAGGGCTTTGTTGAACAAGGCAACCATTTCGGGAATCATGCCGTCCCCGTGGTCGGAATCGTGAAAGATAAAGTCAAAAGTCCTGACCTCTTGCAGGGCCATGTGGCTCGGTTGGTTGTTCCATTCGACCTTGAACTGCGATAGGAGGGCTTTGCGTTTGTCTTCTACGGTTGTGTCGGTATCGTAAACCACCACGTCAAGCCCAGCCAAGGCGATAGCGAGCGTTGAGTGTCCGAGGTAGGAACCGAGTTCTAAAGCGTGGCCTCCCTTGTGCTTCTTGGCTTCCTCGTAGATTTCAATGATATGTTCCACCGCAGTCGTGTAGATGTGCGAGTAGTCCAAAGCCTTGAGTTGGTCGATGTGTTTTTTCATGCTAAAAAGTTATGACAAAGCGTTCGGGTGAAGGCCAGCCGGGGTTGGAATCAAAGACCTTGGTGTCGGGTTTCTTGCCAACCCAAGTTTCCGCTCGGAATCGGTGGTCCCTTGCAGGTTCGCCCAGTTCTTTGATGTGGGAGGATTTGGCCCACCAAAAGTTGCCCCCAAAGTAGGGATAGCCTTCGGGGTTGTTGTGGTCAGCCATGTGAGGGAACTGCTCCTTGGTAATCCAATGGCAGCCTACGGCATCGACCTGCTCCAGCATTTGCATGGACCGCTCCCAAGCGACCACGTTGAAGAACAACATGGACCTGCCCCAAAGTTGGGTGGTCAAGGATGGATTCGCAGCCCCCTTGGTATGGGCGTAGAGGTACACGGCTTCCTCTTCCTGCGAGGCCCGGTACATTTCAGTCAGCGTCGCCTGCTCCCAAGCGTTGGTTCGGGTAACTACGACCTTGACCTTATCGGCCACCATCGAGTTCTCCAGCACCTCCTTGACTGCTTTGCGTTGTTCGGGTGGACCGACGATGCCGACACGGATTTCGTCCAAGATGTTGATGAGGCCGTAGTTGCACACGGCCATCATGTGCTGGTTGAGTATCAACTGCCAATTCCCTCCGCAGTAGATGTGGTAGTAGTGGATGACTTTCATAAGGTCCAAAGGAGGGTCAGTAAAGTGAGGATGAAGAAAACGGCTGCAAGCGTCTTCCCGATTTCGATGAGCAGGTCAAGGATGCGTTCGGGGTTCATGGGGCAAAGTTACACCACAACATACTTCCCTGAGTTGCTTACTCTTAACTTGTTGAGTGCCACATACCGCATCGCATCGCAGGCGTGGTTGAACGAGTCAATCGGGACCCCCGTGTTCTTGCCCTCCTTATCGGTCGCCCAAGTGTAGGATCTTAATTCTTTGATGAGGTTGGTGCTATCCTTGGTAACCTGCAACTTGAACCTTTTGAGAATGTCTATCCCGTTCCTGACCGAATCGGGGCCTTTCTCCGCTGGCTTGATGTTGAATCCAAGTCGGTAGATTTCTTCGATGCTCTTGGGTTCTGCTGAATCCGCCACGATCTCCCAAGCCCTTGTGATGCCCAGCGACCGCAACTTGTCTGCGATGTCTTGGTTGGTCAGTCCCGTAGCGTAGAGCAGTTCTTGGATGAGCAGGCAGTCCCCTTGGCGGTAGATGGCGACCAAGGCCGTAGGGTCGTTGCTGAACCCCCAGTCAACCCCAAGGGCGACGAATTTCGCTCGGCTGACATCGATACCCTCCACCACCTCGAAGTCCTCGTATATCGCACCCTGAAGCGTCCCGACCTGACCAAGGCCATAGACCTTCCACCAGTTCGCCCAATAGGCTGACGTTTCGGCTTTGGTGCGGTTGAGTTCGATGTCCCTCTTGATGGTATCAGGCAGGGCCTCGTTGTCGTTGTAGGT